TTACATACAGACACTAGCCGGCGACCAAACTGACGGCTATTCCGGCGTTCCTGGAATTGGAATCAAACGAGCGGTAGCTTTGTTCGAAGAGCATGGATACAACTGGAAGACAGTAGTGCAAGCGTTCGCAGACAAAGGTCTTACAGAAAAAGATGCTTTGATGAATGCACGGCTAGCAAAGATCCTTACTAATAAAGAATATGACGGACAAGTCATTGATTGGACACCCTCCACCTCCAGTAATTGAGCTGACAATGGAGCAACAATTTAAGTTGAGGCGGTTGGATGATCTGCTGCCTAAGGCTGATAAAGATGACCTAATTACTTTACTTCAAGCACTACAACATCAAAATTTTGTGCTTGCTAATACCGTATCCAACCTAGTTAAACAATGGCCGACTCACCAGCCTATTACACCCGAGGCACCATCGAGTGCTGGGACTTCATTAGAGACCAAGAACTAAATTATCACCTTGGTTGTGCAGTGAAGTACATCTGCCGTGCTGGGCATAAAGACAGCAAAGAACAAGACATAGAAAAAGCAATCCACTACCTACAAAATGAGCTACAGCACACATATGCAGACTCAGAGCTTGATGGATCAGGCGGAAGAGTTCCGAGCAGCGTATTCTCTCTCCCAGAACGGTACTGAAGTACGTGATGTACAGAAGGCACTGATAGATGAGGAATGGAGTGAGTTCCACGAGGCATACCACTTCAAAGATCAGTCAGAACAGCTAAAAGAATTAGCTGACCTTGTATATGTTGCCTACCAAATGGCTGCATCACAGGATTGGGATCTGGACGAGGCAATGCGTCGTGTCCACGAATCAAATATGTCAAAGCTAGGTGAAGATGGTAAACCTATCTACCGAGCAGATGGAAAGGTTCTAAAAGGACCGAACTACAAACCACCTTATTTGAATGATCTAATTATCGAATGACCACATCATATATCTCACGTACTGGACGTGTACAATCGTGGCTCGACAATCCTGAGTCACGGCTTCCAGTTTCATGCACTGTCTTCGTTGTTGAAGACGAAATGGAAGGACCAAATGGAATCGAAGCTAGCTGGAAATTTGCAAGCCATGCTCTTAGAAATGGAGCAGGTTGTGCGATCCACCTGTCAAATCTCAGACCAAAAGGCACAGAAACTCGTAAAGGAAATGATGTCCTCGTTGCATCAGGTCCAGTCTCATTCGGACGGATCTATTCTGTATTAAACGAGGTACTTCGTAGAGGTGGGACATACCGTAATGGTGCAATAGTTCTGCACTATGACCTCAATTTACCTGACGCATTAGAATTTATCCAAACACCACGTAGTGAATTACCTTGGGTAAAACGCTGCATCAACATCACAAATGAGTGGTGGGAAGAGTGCAAGTTCAAACCTGACTTGCTACATGGAATTAAATCAGGCGACATCTGGCTAAACAAAGTTAAGTATGACAATGAAGGAAACAGGATCAGAGGAAATGTATGCACTGAAGTATATTTGCCCTCACGCGGAACATGCTTGTTGCAACATATCAACTTGGGTGCCTGTGTGTACAGGGACATCCCAAAAGCTTTCGTTCAAGGTATGCAGGAGTTGTGTGAACTCCACGGTAAAACTGGTGTTGGCGATTCAGGAGAATATCTCCCATCAGTCGTTGACAGACAAGTTGGACTTGGAATGCTCGGGCTCGCCAACCTCCTACGGCGGTACGGCATAACCTACGAACAGTTTGGTGTTGCTCTAGACCAGTACATCGAAGGCAAGACAGTCAAAAGTCCTGCTTATAAACTTGTCTATGCAATCGATGAAGGTATTAATAAAGCTGCTTACATTGCAAGGCAGAACGACATGGTGCGTGCCTTTGCTATTGCCCCTACTGCTAGCTGCAGCTATCGAAGCAAAGATCTAGATGGTTACACCTGCACACCAGAAATTGCACCACCAGTTGGCCGGACAGTAGACCGCGATAGTGGTACGTTCGGTGTACAAACATATGAATATGGCGATGTAGAAATCGCTAGTGAAGTTGGTTGGGACAACTATAAACGTGTTGCTGATGGCATCATGACTTTGCTCAACCGCACAGGACTTCTTCACGGGTATAGCTTCAACAGTTGGAGTGATGTTGTCACCTATGACAACGCCTTTATCGAAGAGTGGCTCAGGTCTCCGCAAACATCTCTTTATTACTCATTGCAAGTAATGGGAGACACACAAGATAAGTCGGATGCTTACGCTGCTCTAGATGAAGCAGAGGTTGATGATTATCTTGCGTCACTTTTAAATAATGAACCCGCATGTGATTGTCAAGAATGAACCCTTATGAAAAATTACTAGCGCGTAAGCGCAAATGGACACCAGTCCAAACAGAAGCTGGTGCAGTGTTGGAAGGATCTGAAGAAACCATTTTTAGAGCCTTGGCATTGCGCAGCATGGAACTACCCGTTGGAGATTTTATTACTGATGCTTTGGCCACTGATGTACCGCCGCTCGCCCGAGAGCTACTCATCTCAAATGTACGGGATGAAGAGAATCACGACGTGGCACTTGGTTACATCGCCAATGCTTATGGCGTTGACGTACAAGCTGAAAAAGAAGCCTTGGCGTTACAGCAGGCTTGGATTGCGCATCCAGATCACACAATCACCAAAGCGATGGTGGCGGAGCGTGCGATTTTCTTTGTACTACTCCCGTTCTTTAGAGCTGTTGGTGACTCTGGTATGCGAACAGTCTCTGCGGACATTAGCCGAGACGAACAAATTCATGTCGCAACGAACAGCCTTGTCTGCAAAGAACTCGGACTGGACATCAGTCCATCCTTAGACAAACTACGTAAAGCGACAATCAACTGGGTAATGCAACCTCTTGCGTATACCAGTACCGATAGAAAATTGTCTAAAAAATTTTGGCTAGATCAAAGCGACAATCTTATGTATCAAGGCAAAGCACCAGAGCTTTCCTTCACTAAAGCAAGCAGAGTACCTGCATTCTTCGAGCATAGCAATGTCAACCTACCTCAGTACGCTTGAATCCTTTGGCATGGAAGCCAGAGCATTGATCCATCAACTCGACGAGAACTTCCCTGTCGTCAATCCATCCCCAGACGATTCAATTGAAAAAATAATGTATCGATCTGGTCAACGCAGTGTAGTTGATTGGATTAAAGAAAACACGGAAACATAAAATGGCTACTAAAAATCCAATTAGTGATGAATTTAGAGTAGACGTAGATCAATACTCATTCTTTGATCAAATGTGGGATGACTGGATGCCTGTTACAGAGGTAATTCCTGTTGATCCTGCTGAATATGATGAATGGCTTAGTGATGACAATTCAACTGATCCTGAACCCGAAGGCTCAGTCAATAGATATGATCCATTAGATAGAGATGGTGTTACGAACGAACAACGTAACGCAATTACTTCATTCAGAGCCTGGGGACAAGGCCCAGTACTGGCTGCAATGAAAGGTCTGGACATATTTGAAATCAATAACAGCGCAGATGCTGACAGCGTCATCGATTGGCTAGATGAAAACTACGACAGTATTTTCGACAACGGAGGCTTAGGTGGTAGCAGCGGTGTGCCTCAAGCCCCTGAAAATACATACGAGGCAAAAGAAATGGACATTGCTTATACCCCTAAGTATGGTAAAGATTCTACAATTAAAATCCATGCTTATGGTGGCTTTAAAAATAAAGTAGATGCATCGCCTACCTTTGACTTTAGTGCATTCACTAATTCATCAACTTCCAATTCATTATACGATATCTCATGAATATTTCGTACGGGCAACATTCGCAGGCTAAAGATTATTTTGGTCATGCTGACTATTACCACCATAAAAATGCTGGCATGTCATCCCAAGGATTACTTGATTGGGTGAATAGCAATATGGACAAGTTCAGTTACGGTCCACGTAACCAACCTGGTGGTGGAGGTCTCTACGACATGATGGTTAGGGATGCTCAAATGGATAATTTGATGAAGATCTCAGCCCGACGTGAGGCTGCTTATCAACCACCTGCTTACCAAGCTCCCAACATTCCTGACCCAAAAGCTTTGACTACTTCAGCAACTGCAGTAGGTGGCTCAGCTAAGGGTGTAAAAATTAAACGATCCAAGAATGCAAAAGCTGGTAACAATACACGTGGCACCCGTTCATTAAACAGGTCCTCACGTAATACACAAATGCAAATTAGTAATCTTAATCTGGCATGAATGCAAAAAAGCGCTACGACGTTTTAAGTTCGGAGCGTTCTCAATTTCTAGACGTAGCAGAACAAGCAGGTAACCTAACCCTTCCTTATCTAATTCGAGGTGAGGAAGATCCTACTGGTGGCATGAGGAAACTCAAGACCCCTTGGCAATCAATTGGTGCTAAAGGTGTTGTCACTCTTGCAAGTAAATTAATGCTTGCACTTCTTCCTCCACAGACTAGCTTCTTCAAGCTACAAATGGATG